GCAGATATAAAACCGCCAAGAGTCTGCTCGAGCAGATTGATGAGAAGAAAAAGGAGCTTGATTCAAGACGTCCGCTTACGGAGGGTGAGGTCGAGCGACTGAACGAAGAATTTGTAGTTGAATACACGTATAATTCCAATGCAATTGAAGGAAACACCCTAACGCTTCGTGAAACGGACATGGTATTACGTGGTCTGACGATTGACAAGAAGCCGCTAAAAGACCATATGGAGGCGGTAGGTCATAAAGAAGCATTCGTTTTTATAAGTGAACTTGTAAAAGACCGTGTGCCAATGACAGAGAGTATAATTAAGCAAATACACTTTCTAGTCTTAGCAGATAAAAAAGATGACCGTGGTGTATATCGCAAGGTTCCAGTCCGGATTATGGGTGCAAAGCACGAGCCCGTGCAGCCATATCTTATAGAGCCTCGTATGGAACAGTTGCTACTGAGTTATAATGAGAGTAATGAACATATTATTTCGAGATTAGCGCGGTTTCATATTGAGTTTGAAGGGATACACCCCTTTATTGATGGGAACGGGAGGACTGGAAGACTTCTTGTTAACCTTGAACTCATGAAAGCAGGATATCCGCCGATTGATATTAAGTTTACGGATCGAGTCAGTTATTACAACTCCTTTGATGAATACCAAACGAAGAACGACTTGTCATCAATGGAAAAGCTGTTTGCCGGATATGTGAATGAACGATTGGATATGTACTTAGCAATGTTACCCAAATAAATTTAGCGCTTTAATTATATGCTGATTTAAGGAAGCATCTACCAGAACAGTAGGTGCTTTTCTTATGTCTATTTCTAGGAGGGTGATGCCGATGCCCATATTAAAAAGCCTTTTCCGCTCCCGGGACAAACCCCAAAACAGCCTGAATAGCAGTCGTTACAGCTTCTTCTTTGGAGGAACAACGTCGGGCAAACCTGTAAATGAAAACACAGCCATGCAGATGACGGCAGTCTACTCCTGTGTCAGGATCTTATCTGAAACCCTGGCGGGCCTGCCCCTTCATATTTACCGCTACAGTGAAGATGGCAAGGAAAAAGACCTAGCCCACCCTTTATACCGACTGCTCCATGATGAGCCCAACCCTGAGATGACCTCATTCGTGTTTCGGGAAACACTGATGGGTCATCTTCTTTTATGGGGTAATGCCTATGCCCAGGTCATCCGCAATGCCAGGGGTGAGGTTGTTGCCCTATACCCCCTGATGCCAAACAGGATGACCGTTGACCGAGATAAGAACGGGAGTCTTTATTACACGTACCTGCGTAGTGAGGGAGATAGCCCCTCTCTCGGTAAAAGCAGTCAGGTCATACTTGCACCCTCGGATGTGCTGCACATCCCCGGTCTGGGCTTTGATGGGCTTGTGGGCTATAGCCCCATCGCCATGGCCAAGAACGCCATCGGCCTTGCCATCGCCACAGAGGAGTATGGGGCAAAGTTCTTTGCAAACGGCGCCGCCCCCGGTGGGGTGCTGGAGCACCCGGGTACCATTAAGGATCCACAGAAGGTAAAGGAAAGCTGGAACTCAGCGTATCAGGGCAGCAGCAATGCCCATCGTGTGGCGGTGCTGGAGGAGGGTATGAAATACCAAGCATTGGTTGAGGACTTACGAAAACCACCGGAGGAAAGACGAAAGGTTCTCCCCGAAAGGCATCTGCTGACATTGGAGCAGATTGCCGCAGAGCTGCCGAGCGAAACCTGCCGAGGAACACCGGAAAGTATGCTCTACGAATTAGAGGATGCTCTGGACACCTTTTTCTTCCGTTGGTCTGTATGCCTCAGCCACAACAAGGATTACTTCTTAGCAAAAAAGCATAATCCCAAAGTCAATAAGCTCGCACAGAACGGGCTTGCCTATCTTAATCGAATACTTAAAGGAGAGATTCCATTATGACAACTAAGACAAATAAGTACAACTACAAAACCATCATTATTCCTGCCTCTCAGCTCATCAGCCCCAGAGAGACCTATCAAAGAGAACTTGTTTCTCCACGTGCCAAGGAAATCGCCGGTAAGTTTGACGAACGTATCGCCAACGAACCCAAGGTCAGCTACCGTGACGGCAAATATTATGTCTTTGACGGACAGCATACCATCGGTGCTCGTATTCTCGTCTCCGGCAATAAGGACGTTCCCATCAAGTGCAAGGTGTACTACGGCATGGACGAACAGGAAGAAGCTCTGCTCTTTGCACAGCAGAACGGCGTCTCTGCTCCGCTGACTGCCGGTGCTCGTATGAGAGCAAAGATTTTCGGTAAGGATTCCGAAGCCACCGCTTTCTATATGGCAAATCTCTCCGTCGGACTTGCACTCGATTTCGACCACAACCGTGGGCTTGACCGCATCGGCTGTATCAAAACTGCGTTCAACGCCTATAAGCGTATTGGGGAGGAACGCTATATGGAGGCAATGAAGATTTTGAAAGCGGCGTGGAACGGCAACCCCGATTCCTTCCGAACGGAAAATATCATCGCTATCACTTACTTCGTTGACCGCTACCACGACGAGTATTGCCCCCAAAGGCTTGTGACTCAGCTCCGGTCTACTGACCCCTTGAAAATCTACAGAGACGGACGAGCTGTTGGCGTAAATCTGACGGGCTACAAAAAGTACCTGTTTCCGCTGCTCTGCATTTACAACGAAAACGCCGGCAAGAACGAACTCCCGATGAAATTCTAATATATCCCCCCGTGGCGACTGCAAGCTGATTGCGGTCGCTTTTACATATCCATTTTTGGAATGTAGAAAGGACTTAGCCTATGAAAGAAAACTGGATTTACCGCCGTGGTGATATTTACCTCGTTGACCTCGGCAAGAACATTGGCTCCGAGCAAGGTGGCTGTCGTCCGGTGCTGTTGCTTCAAAATAACGTGGGCAATCACTATGCACCGACCCTTATTGTAGCTCCCATATCTTCCCGTTACTGGAAGAAAACCAAGCAGCCGACCCATTCTCTCATTGAGGGAATTGAAAATCTCAGCAGCCCCTCGGTGGTTCTTGCAGAACAGCTTATCACCATCGACAAGGTGCGTGTAAAGAAATACCTCGGCAAAGTACCAGAGGTTCAGATGCAGGGCATCAACAAAGCGGTAAGCATCAGCCTCGGTCTGGAGCAGCCCGATATTACACGCATTTTGGCTTGATTTTTCACATAGTTATGAACGAGACCGTAAAGGAGGGTTGTATGCAATCTTCATCTATTATAAATATGAAAAATATCGACCTTAACACAGTTGACCGTGATGCGCTGGTGGACATCCGGGATGTGAAGGTCAACACGGCACTTCCCAAACGGGAACGTGCCATTGATTTTATCCGCCAGATTGGAAATCCCTACTGTTATAAGCATGGCAAATATGTCGTAAAGGTCGGTTTCTCGGATACAGAGGTATCTTTGGAGGAACGCCTTGCGGGGTACATTCGCTCCAAGTGCTGACATCCTCGACAGAATGGGACAGAAAAAGTAAAATAGAAGCAGGACTAAAGCGACGCTCCGTCTCGGTAGTTTTGCTCATTACAGAGAAAAGGAGTGTGCCATTATGCAGAATACGCAAAATAAGATTTGGAACGCCACCCTTTATCTCCGTCTGTCCCGTGACGATGGCGATAAGGAGGAATCCAACAGCATCACCGGGCAGCGTGAGCTGCTCCGTGATTACATATCGCAGAGACCCGAATTTCGGGAGTATGCGGTGAGAGTTGACGACGGTTTTTCGGGTTCAACCTTTGAAAGACCAAGTTTCCAAAAGATGATTGAGGACGTTAAGGCAGGACGAACGGACTGCATTATCGTAAAAGACCTCTCTCGTTTTGGACGTAATTATCTGGACGCCGGTGAGTATATCGAAAAGATATTCCCATTCCTCGGTGTTCGTTTCATTGCCGTCAACGACAATTACGATAGCCTCGGAGACAAGAAAGCCTCCGACGACCTTATCATTCCGTTCAAAAACCTCATAAACGAAGCCTATTGCCGTGATATTTCGGTAAAGATTCGTTCTCAGCTTGAAATCAAGCGTAAGAACGGAC